ACCGAGAGAAGCTTCAGTATTGAATTCAAGATTTACCTTGACTTCGTGGTATTGGAGGGCAATAAGGGGAAGAGCAAGCCCGGGGTTACGGCAGAACCAGAATTCAAGAGGAACGTAGAGAGTTCTTGTTGTGTTCTGGGCAAATGAAGCACCAACCATAACGTCGTAACCAGAGGTCTTGCCAGAGGGAAGGGAAAGTTCATTCCAGATGTACATCCAGTCACCGTATTGTTTGTCTATGCGTTGACCACCAATTTCAAGTTCTACATTCTTAATTAGTGTAAGACCAACATTGGCACCTGTACCAACGTCAGTTTCTGTAAGAGTGGTTTGGAGGTACATGCGGTGGATAAGGTCACCATTACGGCTGATTTGGCAGGTTACACGACGACCGAAGTCAGCGGTTCCGTTGAAGGTTTGTTCAATGGATTCCATGGAGAAGTTGGTGTGTCTGCGGTAGACAACCTTGAAGAAGGTAATTTGAGGATTACCTGTGAGATAGACATCTTGAGCACCGTAAGCAACGAGTTGAAGTAAGCCACCACCCATATTAATTGATATTATATAGGGAGAAAAAAATTTTGAAGAATATACGCATTATTTAAAAATTAAATACGAAATGAAAAATAATTTATGGTAGATACCTAATTACTGTATGCCAATCCTCCCATACCACTCATGACACGTAGCACGTTGTAGTTGGTAGCATATACTTGGATTCTGTCAGCAGAAGCGTTGTAAGTTAAGTTAAGAACAGCTGTGTCTATACGGGACATGTTGAGGGTACCAGAAGGTTGGTGTTCTTCAGGTTTGAGAGCGAATGAATATACGTTAATACCCTTGTTAACAGGGACGTTAGTGTGGTGTTGGTAAGGTTGAACAAGAGCGAAGTAATCACCTGCACGTTCAGCAAATCGGTCGTGACCGTTAAGTTGAAGTTTAGCAGTTGTTACAGGATTAGCAGTAGAAATGGTGAAGTCCATCCAGTGGTTTGAGGTTCCTGAACCAACGAGAGAAGCGTCTTGCATGACCCAAACAAGTTCCTTAACAGGGTGGTTGAAGTTAAGCTTAACCTTAGAAGAAGAAGTTTCTTCACCTGTGAATTGAAGTTGTTCGATGAGGTATTCGTGACTGAGTTGAGCGAAACGACGACGTTCATCAGTGTCAAGGAAGATGTAGTCAACCCAAAGAGAAGTGGTCGCGAGAGATACACTAGTAGGAGCGTATGCGGAACCATAAGCTAATTCAGCAAGAGCACGGAATTCAAGATTTACCTTAACTTCGTGGTATTGGAGGGCAATAAGGGGAAGAGCAAGCCCGGGGTTACGACAGAACCAGAATTCAAGAGGAATATAGAGAGTGGTAGCTGTAGAGTTCCACCCGAGAGATTCACCAATCATAGTGTTGAATCCAGTAGTTTTACCAGAGTCTAATGAAAGTTCATTCCAGATATACATCCATTGACCGTATTGTTTGTCGATACGTTGTCCACCAATTTCAAGTTCAATGTTTTTAATAAGAGCATAACCTAAGTCATCACAGAACCGTTTTCCGGCACCAGCAGCAGGGATACCAGCTTGGAGGTACATACGGTGGATAAGATCACCATTACGACTGATTTGACAGGTTACACGACGACCGAAGTCAGCAGTTCCGTTGAAGGTTTGTTCAATGGATTCCATAGAGAAGTTGGTGTGTCTGCGGTAGACAACCTTGAAGAAGGTAATTTGAGGATTACCAGTAAGATAAACATCTTGAGCACCGTAAGCAACGAGTTGAAGTAAGCCACCACCCATATTATTTAATATTATATAGGGAGAAAAAAAATTTACTTACTATAGACGCCCTAAGTTTTATATAGACTGTATATATTCCCAATTAACTTCTTCGCATATTTTTCTCCATATCTGGTCTTGAACGTGAAGTTTCTCTCTACTTTTCAATAAACTAAAATGTTTCAAATACTCATCTTTCTCTAATAATTGGCAAAACTTGAATAAAACATAACTGTAGGATAAAAAGTTTTTTCTCTTTTCCGGACAATGTTTTAAAAAGGGACCTTGAATTTCTTTAAACATATTCCTTAATCTTTCTTCTAATTCTGGTGAAAAGTTTGGTGGAGATATTCCATTTAATCGATAAATTATATAATAGATATGTTCGTAATATTTATTATATTTTAGTTTCTTTAAAATTTCACGCATCTTATTATAAGATAATTTTCCAGTATCTCTTATTTTTTCTTTTTTAATTTCTTGGACTATCCTTTCAAATATTTCATCTGGAATATCTGTGCTTTCTTTACCTTGAATTTGACTAACCCATTCATTAAAATGATTAATTCTTTTATAACTTTGATGTGATGATTCTTTATTTGCTTGTCTATAAACTGGTCTATTTTGTTCTACCAAAAGTAATTCCTGGTATCCACATGTATTACATATCATAAGACCTTCTTGCAATAATAGTAATAATTGAGTATCGCATAATTGACAAGTATCTAAGGAATTATTATTATTAGATTTGATATGGTTTGGTTCAATAGCAAATAAATATTCATCTACTAAAGATGTTTTATCTTTTATATTATCTTTCTTATTTTCAAAGTCTTCTTCATCTACATCTGAACAATCTTCTATATTTGAAATATCCTCTTTAATATTTGTTAAATTAAAAGCTTCTAATATATTTTTTTGATTGGGTGGAAGAGATTTATTCTTATTTCCTTTCATATATTTTATATCAGCATCAATATCTATAGCATTTATATTTGTAACCATAGATTCTTGATTTTCAATTAAATCATAGTAATCGAATAATATATTTCCTGTGTTTTCATAATATTCTATTTCTTTATTCTCATCTAATAACTTATTTAATTCTATATTTATTAGACGTAATTTATTATTAAAATAAATATTACTGGTCCAAGCTTCTTGATATTCTGGTGTATTATCTTGTTTATTATTGTGAATATTCCTTATCTTTTCTTTCCAAATAGATATTTTATGTAATATATCTTGTTTTTTTTCTTTTAATTTTACTTTTTCGATAACACCTTTTTCTATTTCTTTTATCATTTCTTGATGTCTAGCATCAAGAGTAGTATTTTTTTTAGAATTATCAACTACATGATTTCTCTTTTTAGATGTTTTCTCTTTAAACATCTATCATTATATTTTTTTAAAATACAACGTTTAAATAGTTATAAATTACAAAAATCAAAATTTTGTAATGATAAAATTAATTCAAAATGTATTAAAATTTTTTATTAGGCAGGGAAACCAACAAGGTTAAACCCAAGACCAAGACCAGCACCTTGACGGACAGATGTGCTGATAGAGGGAGCAACAAGGTCAAGAATGGCGAACATTGCAGCAGCAGTCATACCAAGAAGGACAATCTTGTCGGTAGACATGGGTTTATCAGGAAGTAGAGAAGCAACGATACCAACTACAAGACCTTCAATAAGGTATTTTACGACACGAGTGAAAACTTCTTGCATGTTAAAAGAGTATTCCATATTATAAGATTAATATATAATAAGATTTTTTTATTTAAAAAGATAATATTAAAAATATTTATTGAAGTATATTTTAAAATGTCAGGACCATTAGTTTCAACAAAAGAAGTAGATTATCTGGATGAAGATAAACCAATTCGTGGTCAAAATTATGTATGTCTATCTTTTATCTCCCCTGAAGATTTAATTCGTAATAAAGAAGTGTTCTATCTTGAAAAATATCTTGAAAAGTTTTCAAGTGATCTTAATGGATTGTACAATGGTTTGAGCGATAAATATCCTGAAGCAAAAGATTCATTAAAACAAATTCGTGAAAATTACGGACATTTATTCTCTGGTAATGATCTTCAAGAAGATTTTAAGTTCTTTAAGTCAAACAACTCTGGTGAAGTAGAAAAGGAGTATCTTGAAAAGAATGATTTCCAAACTTCTATTCGTGGTATCAAAGTTCGTGGAACATACGAAACACAAAAAGAGGCTCAAACACGTGCTGAATTATTACGTCGTATGGGTGATAAGTTTAATATATTCGTAGCTCAAGTTGGTGTATGGTGTCCGTGGTCTCCAAATCCTGAAGAAATTCAAGAGCAAGAATATGCTGAAACACAGCTTAATACACTAATGAAGGGGTATCGTGAGAATATGGAAATGAGAGATCAATTCTACGAACAACGCAAAGAAGAAAAGATTAAAGAAGCACAAGAACAACTTAAAAATGCTCTTGAGAAAAAGGATCCTTGGCTTGAAGGTAAGGAAACAGAAAATGAAATTATTAAAACTACAATTGTAGAAGAAGAAGGAGAAGGAGAAGGAGAAGGAGAAGAAGGAGATAC